AATGTGGATTGGATATGTACTGCCTAACAAATAAAGAGTCAAAACATAAGGGGTTTATGTGTTACTGGGATGCCCCTCCAGAATTAAAACCAATATGAAATTACGGATAACGTTTGGGTATTTGTGCAAGTTTTGCCATTAACATTTGTCCTTTGAATCGAGCATTGTGCAAGGCAAAACCTGACACAAATACCTTGTTAGTAGCAGTAGCTTCCACAAATGTTCATTCGGAGCAATAAACCTTTTTTCTTAAAACTTTTAGGGAGGGTTTAAAAATCTTTCTTAATCAATATCAATGAGTTATGAAAATAAGTGAAAATAAATTTGTAGAAGTGAAACTATTGTGTTACATTTGTGGTATAAATAACAAACATTAAAAAATTAAGGTTATGAAAGATTTAATAATAAAAGCACTAAATGATGCTTATGCTAAGTTTGACAAAACTATACCGCAAACAAAAAAAAATGCAAAGTTTATTAGTATATCTGATGTTACTCCATCTGATATTGTTCAATTTATGAAAGACAACAACATACCTAATGATGCGGTATTTGGTGGTGCAGATAATGGATATGATGCTTGGAATGATATTGGTTTGTGTTGGGATATAGATATACCAACAACAGATAATGATAAAATAAAATTTAAAAGAGGTAAATTTTCAACAACAGCTTTCAAATTTGTTTTTGATGTACTTACAGCAAATGGATATAAACGAGTTGGATTTAATTCAGGTTTACTGAAACAATTTGATGATACATCAGTGTATGATATGTATATCAATGATGACTATGATAGACTTGTAGCGTATTACTCTTTACCCTTTACTAAATTAATATAAAATGGCATACGAAACATTAACATTCCGACCAAGTAAAGAGAATAGCGAACTCCTTGTTCATTTGGCTGAACTTGCAAAACAAGACAACCGAAAGTTGAATAACTATATTGAAACAATTTTACTTAATTGGATTAAAAATAATCCTGTTAATCTTCCTGTGGGTGGGCAAAAAAGTTTTAAGAAAAAAAGATAGTGAAGCACAAATGTTTAATCGGAACTACGGCTATTGCTACTAACGTTTTGGCGCTTGGCGATGGGCGGTAAGCGATATGTACTTTTCCGCCTATTGCCAAACGGCTGTTAGCACCAGTTAAAGTGCGAAGGAATTAATAACTAAAAACTAATAATATGAATTGGATTAAAACAAAAGTACAGAAACCAGAAAGGCAACCAAATGTGAGATATTCACAAGTACCTTGCTTAGTTTATTACAAAGGACAAGTAATGATACTACAATTTAATCACGAACACGAATGTTGGGATGATGAAGATGGTGATGATTATTGCTGTGATATTGAAAGCGTAGAACATTGGATGCCTTTACCGACTCCACCGAGCGTTGGCTAATTGGTGCTAACAAAAAACTAGGTGCAGTTTTAATTGCACTTAGTGACTGTTATCGGTAGTTAAAAACAAATAGAAATGAAAATATTAATATTTATATCCCACATAATCCTATCTCCAGTTTACCTTTGTTGGTATCTGGAGGTTATGGATTACTTACTACATAGAAGATGAAAAAAAATAGACTACCTAGAAAAACAAAAAAGAAATGGAGTAAAATTGGCAGAGCAATTTGTAAAGCTAATGGACACAAATATATTTCTTTCGGTAAGATTAGGATAAAAAAATCTTAAAAAAAGTTAGAATTTACAAAATTTGATTATATTTGCCTTTGTTACTGTGTAACAACTGTGTAAATTAAATCTGAAAAATGAGTAAATTCAAAACTGTATTGGTTAAAATATCTTCGATAAAACCAAACGAAAACAATCCCCGAATTATTAAGGACGACAAGTTTAAATCACTTGTTCAAAGTGTAACCGATTTTCCAGAAATGCTAGAAATCCGCCCTATTGTTGTAAACGAGGACGGAATTATCATTGGTGGCAATATGAGATACCGTGCTTGCCTCGAGGCAGGAATAACGGAGGTGCCAGTAATCAAATTAGTTGGTATGTCGCAAGAGAAACAAAATGAGTTTCTGATTAAGGACAATGTTGCAGGAGGTGAATGGGATTGGGATGCATTGGCAAATAATTGGGATAGTGAAGATCTGAAAGATTGGGGTTTGCAGGTATGGCAAACGAACCTGGAGGATATGAATTTTGATTCAACTGCCAACACTAGCAAAGAGGAAAAGGAAAAGGATAATAGTCCGAGAACTACAGACGACAACTATTCCACATTTGAACTGATTATGTTACACGAAAACAAATTGGATTTACTCGACACTTTAAATAAAGTTAAAAACGAATTCCTATTTGAAAAGCAGGAAGATGCATTGATGGAAATATTAAGAGTTTACAATAAAAAATAATATGAAAAACAGAGAAAACGCAAGTTTCATCAACTTTAAAAATGATGAGGTAGGTTTGTTATTTGATGATAGCACTAATGAAAAATATCCTATAAAATATTACAACGTATTAAACGGCATCGGGTTTGAATCAAAGCCTAACAGTTCGTATTATGGTTTTGTGTATTCTGGAACTACTGAAATTATATCTGACGGCAGACCGAAAGGAAGTATAGCTAAGGGTATGTATTTTTCAATAGCAGGTGAATTTATTATTAATCCGTCTTGCGAAAGCAAAGTTATTTTAATTGAGGTTCTGCAGGACAAAGGTATTTATCCAAAAAATAAGTACAAAGCAGTTTATACTATTGGTGGTCCAATAGAAGAAAGCGGAAGATTAAATTATATTGACGGTTGTACCGATAGTTTATTAATCCCTCCAGTTAAACTTGGCGACCCTTGTTTTAATCATTTGCATTTCCCTACAAACATTGAGCAAACTCCACATACTCATCCAAGCCATAGAATAGGAATTGTTGCCAGAGGTAAAGGTATTTGTGTTACTCCGTTTGGTAATCTTCCTTTAGAGGAGGGAATGATTTTCGTAATCAAAGAATGGGATGGAGTAAGCTTTGAAAAAGCAGAGGACGGTAACGTTTACGAAATAGGTAACCATTGCTTTTATACACAAGAGGAGGGAATGGACGTTATTGCTTTCCATCCCGATTCAGACTTTGGTCCACAAGATGAAAACCATCCAATGATTAACAGAACCATTGTAAAAGGTATTTCAGCAAATTCTATTGATACAATTAGAACAAAATAATTATGGCACACGTAAGAAAAAAAGAGTACATCGATACCAACGTTTACGATGAGGCAATAAAAAGGATTAGCTATTTATACGATTCTTTTGACAAGGTTGTTGTGTCGTTTTCTGGAGGTAAGGATAGTACTGCAGTTTTAAATTGCGCATTGAAAGTTGCTCGAGAGAAAAACAAATTGCCATTGAAAGTTGTTTTCTTTGATGAGGAGGCTATCCATCCGCCAACCATCGAATACGTTAAGCGTGTTGCTGAAAATCCAGAAATCGATTTGGAATGGTATTGCTTAGAATTCAAACACAGAAACGCTTGCTCAAATGAAGAACCATTTTGGTACACTTGGGATGAGGATAAAAAAGATTTGTGGGTAAGGGAACTACCTACTGGCGTAAAACTAATTACTTCGCATCCGAAATTCAAAAAAGGAATGTCGTTCCAAGAGTTTAGCCCGTACTTATACGAAAGAAACCAAGGACGTATTGCAATGCTTACTGGAATTAGAACGCAAGAAAGTTTACGCAGATACCAGGTTATATCCAAAAAGAAAAATGATGCTTATATAAATTCAACTGCAGAGGCAGGACAAAACCAGTACCGTGCTTTTCCTATCTACGACTGGAGCAGCGAGGACGTGTGGTTGGCAGTACATAAATTTGGGTGGGATTATAACAGAACATACGATGTATTTAATCAGACAAAATTGTTTGGTGACTTTTTGCACCAACGTGTTTGTCCTCCTTATGGAGAAGAACCATTAAGAGGGTTGTGGGTTTATTCGGAATGTTTTCCAGAAATGTGGCACAAGATGATTGAGCGTGTTCAAGGTGTATCAACTGCTTGGCGTTATGGCAATACAGAATTGTATGCATCCGCAAAATCGAAACCAGAAAATATGCAATGGTCTCAATACATTAAAATTATTGTTGACAGTTACGATCACGATTCAAAAAAGGAAGTGCAAGACACTATCAATAAATATATCCAAGGCCATTTCAAAAAATCTAAAATGAAAGTGGAGGAAGAAACTCCTAATCCTATTACTGGCATTAGTTGGAAGTGGCTTTGTACTATTGCTATCAGAGGGGATTTTAAAGGTCGTCAAGGGGGAATGATGAATACAAATGCTGCAAAGGAAAGAGAAAGATTGGGTATTACATTAGAGGAGGCAATTAAATTGTATAAATAATGGACAGAGAACAAGCAATAGAATTTATTAATAGCTGCCAATTTAAAGAGGCTAAAAGTTATTCGGAAACTTATCCACATTGGTACACTACAAGAACATTAGTCAATAACGATGCTGACTTTGAGGCTTTTTTAAAATTCTGCAGAGAAAATTCAATCCTTAAAAAATTTTATTCAAAGCAATATTTATATTTGGAGTTGGAGGGTTTTGAGTATTGGGAAATGGGGAGACCAATAAAGTGTGTTGAAGTTTTAAACAAAGCTATCATAAACGACAATGCCTATTACAGATATCCTGCTCCATCAAAAGAGGCAGGAGATTTTTTGAAACGTAAATTAAATTTAAGGGACGAGTATCTGGAAAAGCTATTGAAACTGGAGGCACCAACCGAAATTAATTTGCAGGAGATTGCTTTCCTAATGAATACAGAAAGAAGAATACACGGTGGAGGAAAAAACATAATCGACCATTCAGAATTAGAAATCAAATACAAATAAAATGAAACCACAACCATTAAATGAAATCAGTTGGATTGATAGAAATCTATTAAAGCCAAACAACTACAACCCGAATAAGGTTGCACCTCCAGAATTAAAGTTATTAAAAATCTCTATCTTAGAGGACGGATGGACGCAGCCTATTGTTATAAACCCAGACTTTACGATTGTAGATGGCTTTCACCGTTGGACGGTTTCGGGACACAAAGAAATTTTTGAGTTGACAGACGGCAAAGTACCGACTGTAATGGTTCATCCTAAAGATGCAGCCCAACAACAAATGGCTACAATACGTCACAACCGTGCAAGAGGAACACACGGTGTTTTAGAAATGAGTAATATTGTTACGGATATGGTAAAGCAGGGATTAAGCGGTGACGAGATTATGAAACGATTAATGATGGAGAAAGAGGAAGTTGTACGATTATTGTTCCGTGCAGGAATACCAAAAAGTGATGTGTTTAACGACAAAGGTTTTTCAACCGCTTGGCAACCTAAATAAAAATACCAATGGCTAATAAAGATAATCTAAAGCATCTTGTTCCTTTCAAAAAGGGATTTGATCCACGAAGAAATATAAAGGGACAACCCCCGAAGATTCCTGCAATAGATACTTTACTGGCAGAGGTATTGGGTGAGGAAAAGGACGGAGTTTCTGCAGCTAAGGCTATCCTAATGGCTTTACGTGCTAAGGCATCTAAAGGTGATGTTCGGGCTGCAGAGGCTTTACTTGATAGGGCTTATGGAAAATCTACTCAGATTGTTGACCATACAGTTGCTTTAAATTACGATGAATTTATTGAAAAAATTACCAATGCTTAAATCAGATTTACCAATAGAACCTTATACAATAGCCGAGGCTTTAGTTTGTATAAATGCGGAATTGAAATCCAAAGGCAGGCATAAAATTGGCTCCAGTCACTTCAATAATTTGATTTACAATATTGTTAAAGTGGAACGGATAAAGGTTAAAAAGAAACCAGTATCAATCCACTACAACTCTATAGTTGATATTTATAACCACATCAACACAAAACGCTATCCAAAGAATAGAAAAACTAGGTGCAAATAATCCCAATATATTTCAGACACTTTAAACAGAATGCCAAAGAAAGATTTGTAGGATTAGTTGGAAGTTCAAGGTCTGGCAAAACTTATTCGGGACTTCAATGGTTATTCTTTTTAGCTCAAATGGGCATCAAATTTGAATGTACTGTTGTTGGTCGTTCTATTCCTTTTTTACGTGACGGAGCCGTTAATTCCTTTCGGGAAATAGCAAACGGTTACACAATTATACGCTCACCCTTTAGCGTAAAAATAAAAAATGCCTCTTTCCTATTTCGTTCCTTTGAAAATGAAAACGATGCTAAGGGAGCGGAAAGAGATTTCCTTTACCTAAACGAATGTAATGACTTGGAATATAAAGTTGTTCAACAATTAATTATGAGAACAAGGATTCAAACGATTGTGGATTTTAACCCTACAAAACGATTTTGGATTGACGAATATACTTCTGGCAGCAACCTATTAAAAACAACCTGGAAAGACAATCCATATTTAGCAGAATCCCAAAAGGAAAACTTTGCAGCAATAAAACATAGAGCAGAATTACCAAATGCATCTGCTTACGACAAGTATCTTTATTCCGTGTTCTATTTGGGCGAGTATGGAGATATGCGAGGCAATGTTTTTGGCAGGCTATCAGAATGTACGGTTGCTGAATACGAAAGTTTAACCAAACATAGTCGCAAGCTTTACGGTTTGGATTTTGGTTTCAGTCAAGATCCTTGCGCATTAATTGAAATGTCAATGGTACTTGGAGTTATTTATATCAGATACCTGCTTTATCAAAACCAACTAAACGACTTCCAGTTATCCGAAATACTGAAAGAATATTGTGATGCCAGTAACCCAATAGTTTGTGACTTCGGAGGCGGAGGTGATGCTAGGATGTCAAACATATTTCAGTTAACTGGTCTGACTTTAGTCAAGGCCACAAAGGGACCAAACTCAATTAAAACTGGAGTAGAATTATTGAATACTTATCCTATTGTGGTTTGTGGCGAACACGCAATGAAAGAATTTAGCAGCTATGAATTTGTAGATGATTCATTTTCCGAAAAGGACAACCACGGTATTGATAGTGCTAGATATGCCATTGACTATGCAGTCCGTGCCAATTACTTTAATATTAGTTAACTATTTTATTTATTTTTATATCGTGACTGAAAAAGAGATAGTTAAGGACGAATTAACTCAAATGATTGGTAGGATTGCCAATAATTTGGATAGTACTGGAACGAGTGCAAGTGGTCGTACTGCTAAATCTATGTTTGTTGAAGATACTGAATTTGGCGTTATTGTTTGGACTTCCAGAAGATATTTTAAGGGTGTTGAAATAGGCAGACCTGCAGGAGGTGTTCCAAAAGGCTTTAATCAGATTATCAAACAATGGATTTTGGATAAGGGTATTACAGTCACTCAGTTACCTTATAAACGAAAACCATCTGCTAACTGGCAACCCAAATATAGTGTTCCAGAACGGTCGCTAATTATGGCTGCAGGTGCTATTGCAAGTAACATTAAAAGCAAAGGAACTGGATTGCATCAAAGTGGAGGACGTTCCGATATTTACAGTCAAGAAATAGAAACTACCGTTGGCAATATTAAAAAACGCTTGGCATCGGAAGTGATTGCACAAATTAAATCAAACATTAGGAAGTAATGGCACAAGAGAAAGAAGAAATATTAATCGAGATTGTAGTTTCAAATGAGGCTGCAGCCAAAACTATTTTTGAAAACCAACAAAGCATTGAGCGTTTAAAGCAAACGCAAATAGAATTGACAAAGGCTCGCAAAGAGGGAACTATTACCGAAGAAGAATACAGTAAAAAAAGTACTGCAGTAAAGGTTGCCATTGATAGCCAGAAAGAATCCATACGTCAAAACGAAAAGGAATTAAGAAATAACATTAAAAGCCAAAAGGAAAACACGGATAGCTTGGCAGCAATGAGAGCGCAATTATCCAATAGTGTTAAAGAGTTTGATAATTTAAGTAAAGCTGAAAGGGAAAGCGCAAGAGGGCAAGAATTACAAAAGAGTATTGCAGATACCGTTGAACAATTAAACGAGGCAGAGCAGGCAACGGGACGCTTTCAGAGGCAAATAGGAAACTATCCCGAGGGAATGGGTAAGGCAGGGCAAGGAATAAATCAAGTTACTGGTTTTTTAGGAAAAATGTCCGACCAGGTTAGTGTTGTAAGTCCAAAATTAGGAGGTATGATTTCATCTTTCGGAGGTTTTGCAGCAAAGGCAAGCGGTGTTTCTGAAAGTGTTGCGGATATGAGTTCAAACATTTCGCAAAGTGGTGAGGCAATGGGTTCCATTGAGGGCTTTGCAGGAAAAGCATCTGGAAGTTTAGATAATTTAGCAACCACTTCTGGAACTGCAGCAAAGGCATCTACTGGAGCATTTAGTTCTATTGCCTCAGGTGCAAGGGCCTTAGGTACGGTATTTTTAACCCCTCCCATCATAATTATTGCAGCGGTTGTAGGTGCAATCGTTGCTGCTTTTGCATTATTGAAAAAAGGATTTAATCAAAATGATGAGGCAGCGGATAAATTAGAAAATGCAATGAGTATTTTGCAACCTATCTTTCACGCTGTTGGTGAACTAGCATCTTTTTTAGCTAATGCCATAGGAACATTAGTTGAATTTATGGCTGATGGAATTGCAACAATAGTTGATTTTACTGCAGGATTATTTGGTATTGAAACTGGAATGAGTGCTGCAGCCCAAGAGGCAAAAAATTTATTACAAGCTGAAAGGGATTTAGAGGATGCAGAAACTGAGTTTATAGTTACCGCTGCAGATAGAGCGTTAAAGAAATCAAAATTACTGGCAGATGTTGCTAATAAAGAAAAGTTTACTGCAGAACAAAGGATAGCTTTATTGAAAGATGCAAACGCATTGGATTTAAAAGATTTAGAAGACAAGAAAAAATTTGCAGATGAAAGCTTACGTATTATAGAGGCTAAGGCAAAAGCAGAAAATAAAGCAACACACGAAGTTGAATTAGAAATAGCAAACGCTAGAGCAAGACAATTAAATACTGAAAGGGAATACTTTGATGGATTAAAGGATCTTAATAAAAAATTAGCTGCAGCTGAAAATGAATTGGCAGCGGAACAAAAAGCTAATTATGAAAAGTGGAAACAGATACACGATGAAAAGTTAAGTAAGGAAAAGGCTGCTATCAGACAACTGGAGGATTTAGTTATCCAACAAATAAAAGATGATTTTCAACGTCAGATACAAGCAGAAGAAACTAAAACTAAACGTGCAAATGAAGATTTACTAATAAGATTAAATACAGAAAAGAATTTAACTGCAAAGGCAAGGCAGGCAATTAGTGATGCTATTATTGAGAATAATAATATACTAAACGATAAGGTAAATGAATTGACTGAAAAATCTCTGGAGGAAAACATTAAAAAAGAGATTGACGCCAAGACAAAGGAAAACGAGGCAAAATTACAGTTAGCAGAAAAGGGAAGTCAAGAAGAATTAAATATTAAGATTGCTAAACTTACTCTGCAACGTGATGCTCAATTATCAAATGATAATTTAACTAATGTAGAAAGATTAGCTATTGAGGATAAATATAATAAGGATTCACAAGCGTTAAATGATTCGTATTTAATATCAAGAGAACAAAGATTAATGGAGTCTTTTGATAAAGAGTTTAAATTAAGAATATTAAATGCTGAAAATAATAATATAGCTTTAGAGGAACAAAAAGCTATTGAATTAGAAAGCGCAATTTTAGAGGCTGAGAATTTAAAAAACTTAGATGCTGAAACAAAGGCAGCATTATACCAGACACAATTAGATTACGAAATTGCAATAGCAGAAAGCCAAAAGAAAATTATAATTGCACAAGAAAATGTTACTGCAGCGCAACTAACATCTTTAGTTTCTTTTAACGCAGCTATGACTAGTATAAGCCAGTCAATCGGAACAATTATAAGCAATTTAGCAGAAGATAGTTATGAGGCCGCACAATTTCAAAGGGCTTTAGCAATATTTAATATCGGGATTGCATTATCTGAATCAATTGCAGGTGTTACAAAAATGGCAGCGACTAAATCAGTTACTGTTTTTGATATGTTAGCAACTATTTTAGCAGGAACGGCATCTGTTGCATCTAGTATTGCAGGAGCAAAAAAAGCGTTTAACGAAAGCCCTATGCCTAAAAAACCTGCATTTGCATTTGGGGGGTTAGTTAGCGGACCTGGCAGCGGAACAAGTGATTCGATTGATGCTAAATTAAGCAATGGAGAAAGTGTTTTAAATGCAAATAGTACTGCAATGTTCTCGCCATTATTAAGTGCCTTAAACCAAGCAGGAGGCGGTGTAGGTTTCGGGCAACAACAAGTTAGTAATCAATTGCAGGGTGAAGAAATGTTAGCTAGAGCATTTGCAAAAGGAGCATCAATGATTCCTCCTAATGTATTAACTTTGAAAGAATTTCACGCTGCAAACGACAGATACGTTTCATTAAAAGAATTATAAGATGAGAATTTTTACAGACCCAAGCACAATGTATATTGAATATCCAGACAATTTAGTTTTTTCTGGAGATCTTAATAGAATTTCAATTACAAAAAATACAACTGCAACACACGTCGAGATATCCTATTACCTTGGCGGTTATGAGTATAAAGAGAATTTATATTTTTTTGCAGATAGTGTTATATTTTCACTTTCTGAAACATTAAATTTAATTTTCGATAGAACGGAGAATTCAGACTTCGGAACATCACAATCATTTTCTTTTACTATTAAGCTTTACAATAACACATCACTAATTGATACAGAAAGTTTTTCAATTAATACTGTTATATTAGGTAAGCGCAGAGTATTTGATTTATTAGGTAATGTCCCAAACATTAATACTTTTGATTTTGATAGCAGTTTAGGTTTAATGGATTTTACCTATTACTTTGAATACCTTAGTAATGTTTATGTAGTTTTGGATTCTGGAGAAGAATTTATTGATAATTACCAAGGTATTACAACTATTAGTTTAGGAGGATTTACAGAGCATATTAATTATATTATTTGGAGGGTTACAAACTATATGTTAAATGCTAATTTTCAATATTTAGGCGGAAATAATTTTTGGACGAACATAGATGATTTTCCTGCTTGCTCTAGTATTTTTGAAATCACTACGTCTAATAAAATGCAATTTACGATACCAGATGCAAGTTGTGGAACACAAATGGAGGTTAAATATATTGGACGTAATTTTGTAGAGGGACAACAATATACTGTATTAGTAAATATTGATGCTATTAACAACCCAAGTGGTAATACTATGTTCTTAAAGGTTGCCATTGGAGGAAACGAAAGTACTGCTATTAATACAACTGGCATATCCTCTGTTTCTGTTACTGCAGGACCAGGAGGATTGCTAAAATTAATTGGTTATATGGATGCAGATACTAGCGGTTACGGATCACACGGATTTAGTATTGTAAGCATAGTTGTTTCAGATACAATAGTTCATAGGATAGATTTAGATTATAACTGTAGTGGTGTTGGTGAAAAATTAAAAATAAGATTTAAAAATCGTTTTGGATTATGGAGATATTATTCAGTAACTAAAAAAACAGAAAACATCACATCAACTAAAGGGATTAGCTTATTATTTTCAGATAACAATTATACTGAATTAAATAATTTATTTACTGAGCAAGGAAAAGAGTATAATCAGTCAATACAAGTATTTAAAGAAAGTGTAAGCAAAGAGGTTGCTAATGATTTTAGTGATATTATTTATACAGATCACATACATTTGTTTGATAATATAAATGAGAATTGGCTGCCAGTAAAGGTTAATACAAATGCTTTTAATATTATTGAAAAAGAAAATTTATTTGATATATCTTTAAATTTATTACTACAATCAAACAATGAGTAAACTTTTATTTATAATAGACGGACAGAAAGTAGACATTGATAAAAGCATTGATTTTACTAGAATTTATAGGGGATTAGAAACAACAGATACAAAGAAAAATAATTATTCTTTGACTGTAAAATTTCCTTTTACATATAGAAATGATTTGATATTTAAACGTACAAATTCATTATCCTATAAATCTGATTTCCCTTACGAAACACATACTTGCGATGTTACTTCTAGTTCTGGAGTAATATTGATTAGTAAAGCTAATGTTAAATTATTGTCGACGACTGACTCTTACGAGTGCGCATTAACTTGGGATGATTTCGATTTCGTTGGTTCTATTATAAACAATCCTACAAAATTAGGAGTTTTTTTAAAAGACTTTCCGTTTGTTGAGTGGAATTACAACGACGTTGCGACTTACGACGAGGACAGTTATACAACGTTAAAAGCTAATACTTACGGATATTGTCGTTATACTCATTTTTACGGAAGCGACGAAAACCAACACTTTAACACTTATGCTCACCCTTTAGTAAATTTTAATTATTTACTCGGGTTAATTTTCGCAGAATACGGATTTAATTTAGACGTCCCAACAGTTAAAAACGATTTCTTACAAAAATTAATTATACGACCAAATAAAGAATTAGACATTTGCACAAATAATATTTTTGAGGCTCAGGTGCATTATACAACGGCTTATACGTCGTATATAAACGCTTTACAATTAGATTATAGGAGGAGCGCAGATTTAAGCCCTCTATCTCCTACATTTGGCAGGAATAGTTATTATTTCAAATCTTTTATGAGTAATTATGAGGGTGACGATGCGACGAATATCGACGACGGTTACGGAATGTTACCGCAGACAAAAAGATTTAAGGCTTATGCAAATACTTTCAACAATCAATTAGTTGTTACTGATTATGTAGTCACTACTGGCAGCACTCCAGATTTAGTAAGGTATCGTAACGGGGTTTTCACATTAATTCACTCGATAACTGGAAACGGAACATATACTTTTGACGCTCAGGATGGGGATTGGTTTTATTTTAAAATAATTGTTGCAGGCGATCAGTTTTTTAATTGCACAATAACAACTGCAATAGACGAAACGCTGACAACCCCTAATGAATTACATTTTCCGAGTTTATATCATATACCTACAAATATAGATTTGACCGTTGGGGAATTTGTCCGTGAGGCTTTAGACTTAACGTGCAGTCAATTAATTTACGACGTAAATAGTGATACTTATTATTTCAAAGATATACTAAACGAAAATTCTACTGCTTACGACATTACTGGAAAAATAACTTCTATAAAAGAGATAACATACGATACAAAATATGTTTATTCGAAATTAGCGCAGGAAAACTTTTTTAACTATTTAACTAAATTACCAATAGATGCTGACTACTCAGTACTCGCAAGTGATACAAGACTAATCCCAGAAAAAACATTTATCGACTCTAAATTTTCAACGTCGAGCACTCAAATAGGCGGTTATTACGACGGCTTTTGCATAGCACAAGAGCATAATTATGTTGCTGGCGATGAGTTTGTTTTATTTGTCGAGCAACCTTTACACTTACTTTGGAATGACTCAGTAAATAGCAAAATATTTTTCTCGAGTGATTTATTTATGGGAAATATATATTCTTTATTTTGGGAAAACTATTTTATCGATTTGCTTTCGTTGGTGCTTTCGGGGACTGTTAGGCTGTTAAAAGTTAATACCGAAATATCAGATATAGAATTTAAAAGAATTAATTTAAAGGGCTCTGTTTATATAAAAACTTACGGCAAATACTACGGCATAATCGAAGTAGCTAAAAACGGTGACTTTGCAGAATTCTTTTTATTAGAATTATACTAAAAGAAATACTTTTTGTAAAGTGATAAATTTGTCTGGTTGTATTTTGTAACACACTTGGCGTTATCACTCCAACCGTCCAACTGATAGGCAAAATGCTTTTTAGAAATATAAACGTTTAAGTTTTTACCAATATAGTGGTCTATTGGCTCCGTTCCGTTATAATCAATTATAGTTTGATAAGCCCTTTCGTTTACGATATAAAAATGGCAGCCTGCAAACTTTTGTATTTTGTTCCAGTATTTATCATCTGTATCAATTACTTTTCCAGAATAGCAGCCAAAAATCAATACATCAAAATCACTCGGTAAATTTTCAAGTAATTCATCAAAGTAAGGCTTAGAATTTTCTCGCAAACAGATATCATCTTCAATAATTAGAATGTTTTTTTGTTCCGTTTCATTTGCATACCTAATGCAGTTCTTATGGCTTTCTCTAATTGCCAATGTCGTGTTTTCTAAATTGCTTACGGCATTAGAAACTACAGTTTTAAATTCACCAAAAAATTTAGTCAGTTCCTTTCTGGAATGCTCTAAACGTTCTGTTCGTTTAGGAAGATTTATTAAGATTGAATTTATTTGCATTGAATTTTTTATTAAATACTTTGGCTTGTGCCATAGTTAGTTGGTAATTAGTTTCAGAATCCACTGTTTTTAGCGTATTGCTGCCATTGTCAACGTGATTTACTATTGAGGTAGGTATAAGTAGGTGCTCCACATTAATAGCCTTTAACTGTTCACAATATGCATCATCGGAACACCAAAAAGTGCAACAATCGTCAAGGCCTCCGAGTTTATCCCAAAGCTTTCTAGTAAAAACTATTGCCCAACCTGATAACTCTTTTGCTATTCCATAACCTACAACTGGCTCAGTAGTGGTAAACCATTGCCTTTGACTTTGTGATGTATGGCTGATAGGTGAGCAGGAAAATAGATCTTGTCCTTTGTAATGTTTTAGGATTTCTTCAAACCAGTTTTCATCAAAAATAACATCGTTATTAAACACTCCGATTAATTCGCTGCAGTTAAATAAAATTCCATAATTAGCAAATTGATTATAATTAAATGGAGCGATTATACTAATAGTTTTCACTCCTAAAAATTGGTTATAATCAATATCTGACACACTTTCAATTACAAGTATATTAAAGTTTTCTGAGCCTTTAGATGCCAGTAAGCTATTCAAACAATTAGCAGTTAGTTGGTAGTGCTTATCAGTTTTAGCATAGGATAAAATTACAATATCTATTTTCATCTTCTTTTGTTTTTTAAGTGTTGTTGGGTTTCTGTAGTGGATTGATGATAATTGTAATAGTACAATGTTTCACTTAAATTTAATTCCGTTTTGATTAATGGAGCCAATCTTTTACTGTAATCAGAATCCTCACCGTAAAGAATATCTTTGTACTTAACCTGGAGTGCCAGTTCTCGCTTAACACACATTATATGGTTTGGCAGCCTAAAATATCCGTCTGCAGTATTGAAATCAAATGAGTTTGCGATACTATAATGGCAGGGTTTGTACGGACCATTATTTAGTGAAACGTCAACAATAAAATTAATCACATCAACATTATTTTCGTCAATGGCCTTAACCAGTTGCGTAACATAATTTAGGCTTATTTTATCATCATCATCAATAAAAGTTATATAGTCACCTGCAGCTGCATCCACTAAATTATTCCTTTTTGTACCTAGCATCCGCTTTTTGTTGTCGTACAAATACAGTACCTCAACATCTTCTATCCCCTCTACTTGTCGATTTAATTCGTTTAATAATTCAATGGCTTTACCGTTGACAATTCTGGAGTGAACTCCGCAAACTAATACTGATAATTTCATAATCCAAAAATAGTAAATAATAGTATAAATTAGTATTTATTTTTACATCAAACTTAAAAAAAAAAGAAAATGGCAATTACTTTATGTGGCTCATTAGTGAGCGAAAATATTTCACCTAGTTGTGATAATCCGATTTTAACTGGCATTGAATCGGTTGGTATGATATTAAACCGTGACGATGTTGATTTTGCAAACGTTGTTAAAAACGGAACTCGCAAAAATGTTATTGAAACATTAGCAGTAAAGGTTGGCAAAAAAGCCTATTCTATTTATATCCCAAGCAACACGCCATTTAACGGTACAAAAATTTCGATGGCAACTGGAGTAAATTCGAACAAATTTAATTCAGAGGTTGCTTTTACCGTTTTAAATAATGATCCAGACGTAACGGCTGACATTATCGATGGTTTAGCAAACGGAACGTATGTTGTAGTTATCCAAAATAAATACAACAACACGGACAAAGCAAGTACTCCAAGTGATTCTGTTTTCCAAGTATTTGGATTTGAGAAAGGATTACGTGCAACTGCTATCGAGAACGATAAATATTCTGCAGATACTGACGGTGGTTGGTCTGTAGTATTAACGGAGGAATTGCACCCTAAAGCAGGACACTTCTTGTACGATACTGATTACGCTACAACTTTAGCAAAATTTGAGGCGTTAACAAACGTAGCAACTTCTTAGTGAACAAC